TTTTCTCATCATTCCGCCACCCATAGCCATTGTTCTTTTTTTGCCTTTTGTTGCACCGGCAATTCTATCTGCTTGTGTTGCGTTTGGGTTTTTGTCTATACCAGCTTTTACACTTAACATTCCAAAGTCTGATCCACCACCTTTAACTTTTTTCTTAACGTCTTTGCCTTTTTTATAACTCATTCTCATATTATTTGTCTCCTTTTAAAGCTTTTTCAAACATTTTACCTATTACTTTAGAATTGTCTTTTATAATTTGTTTTTTTTTATCCGATTCTTTTACAGCTTTTCCTACAGGAGCAAATGTAAAATTTTTGCCTTTAAATTTTGGGTTTGCTATTTCAAATTGAGTTTGTTTTAATTTTGCACCGGAGGCTTTTAATTTTTGTTCTGCAATTTTTAATTTACTTTTAGCTTTACCTAAACTTGTTGTATTAACTTTTGCTTTAGGTGTTAAGAATTCAAATACTTTTTTTCCTGCTTTAAAATATTTTGACATTATTTTCCTACCTTTTTCATTGCTTGATTATGTGATTTTTTAAATGTCATACCTTTTTTCATTTTCTTTTTCATTGTAGACATGTGCTTTGCAGTGTGGTGCACGCTATGTTTTTTTAAAGTATTTTTTTCTTTTTTATCAATCATTATTTTTTTGCTCCGCCTTTAAATATTTGTGTTCCTTTTATACCATAAATAGATGCTACTACAAGTATCCATAAATTAGTAAACCATTTAGGAAGCTCTGAAAACATCTCAAAAAACAGTTTTACCTTGTCCATAGCGGTTGGATCGTCTGATACGACTGCCCAGGCCAGAATTGCGATTGGCAAACTTAAAATTATTAAAACTGCCTCGTCCTTCCAATCTGACTGACGGGCTTCTAATAGTTTTCCCTGGTAAGCTTCTTTTCCTTCGGCCATACGAGACGCATGCATTAGTTGTGCATCTGACATTGCCATTTTAGTCTTCTGCTTGTTAGCATAAATTTTACTACCAGCTGAGACGGCTAATTTAATAGCTGAAAACCACATACTAATACCAGGTTACGTCTTTTTGTTTTCTTGCAGCACCAGTACCTTTAACCGGATTAGAGTCGCCTTTAGCAATAAAGCTTTTTCCTCTAAAACTTTTCTCTGATCTAGAGTCAACTACTTTTTCTTGCTCGGGCATTACTACTTTTTTGCCGCCTGTTTTGTAATTCATCATAATATATTCCTTTTATCTGTTTGGTTTCATGTTAGCAAGTATTAATCTGTTCTCATTCGCCATTTCTTGTTTTTCAATTGACGTTTCAGCTCTTAAACCTGCTAATTCTTCGTTTTGATTTAGTTTTTGATCCGTAGAAGCCTGATCTTGAACTAATTTAGCTCTTTCAAGTTCATTTTTCATTTTCATGTCTTGTTGTTTACGGTCATTTTCCATTGCACGAAGATCAACTTCTCGTGATTTTAGTTTTAGTAAAGGATCAGAATCAAATTGTGATGTAATTCTTTTTTCTTCCTTCATAAACTCTTCTGTCATCTCAGCAATCAATACAGCTTTTCTTGCTTCAATTTTCATAGACAATTGTTGAGTCTGCATTTCAGCTTGCTGTTTCATTTGTGGATTCGCTTGTGCTTGTTGTTGCATCATTTGCATTTGTTGTACTTGTTCTGCAAATTCCATTTCAACTTGTTCTTGTCCCATTAAAGAAATATGTTCTAAAATATTTTTTTGAATAGAAACCATGACTGGTGGGTTATTTCTAACTAGATTAGTTTCCATAAAATTTAAATGAGCAGTCATATGAGCTTGGTGATCTTGTCCTCTAAACGCTTGAAAAGGTTTTTGAGTTAATGCATCAATATGCTCTAGTGCTGGATCTTTAGGTTCTTGTGGAGCAGGTGGAGGTAAAATTTTATCTATATCTTTTACACCCAATGCTTCATACATTTTTCTATAAATTACATACATGTTATGTAACTCAGGATTAGAAGTTGCTAATTGTAATTCTGTTTGTGCAATTGTAATTCTTTGCGACATTGAGAATATGTTAGGATCAGCAACTGGAATAATATCTATTCTGTCGTCAAAATCCGTTAATTTAATATTTCTCTCTCCACCGACAACATCATAAGGATATTCTGGTGGTAAGTATGTTGCAAATACTTTTGCTAGTGTTTTAAACTCTTGTCTTAGTGAAGAATATAATCTTTTGTGAATTGCAGACATAACTCTTGATCCACGTTCTAATAATGCAACAGTTGTACCTACTGCAGCACCTTGATTACCATCTCCTACTTGAATATCAGCAATAGCTGCAAATCTTTGACCTGCTTGTACGACAATACCCATTAATTGTAATAATGTCGGAGAAGGTTCTTTGTAAGGTAGAGGAAAAAAAGCATCTCTTAAATTTCCGCCAGGAGCATCTACATCTTTAAACTCTCCAGGTTGAATTGGTTTTGCTTCATCTTTTATTCTTATCCCTCTTTGTTTAAAACCTGCTGGCAGATTAGAAAGCGTTCCCGCATCCAAGAGCTGTCTTAAAGCAGAGGTCGCCGTACGAGATAACCCACCAATCATGTGAATTAGACCAAAACCGTAGAACCCCAAACCTGGTAAAAATTTAAAATGAACAAAATAATTTATCTTTTGTTTTTTAGGATCGTTTTGTTCAAAGTTTCTCTTAATAGATAATACTTCTCTTGATCCTTCGTCAATTGTTACAATGTAAGGAAGTCTAATTCCTGTTGGTTCCCCGTCTTGTCCCATGTCTTCGAAACCTTCTAGGTCTAAATTAATATGACACTCTAATAAAGTGTACATGTCTTCTACGCTGCCGGTTTTTTTAGTTCCGTCTAGTTCTCTTTCTTTTTTAGTAACTTTATCTTCTACGTCAGACGGTTTAGTTAATTCTACATCTCTGTAGAAACCATTAACTTGTTGTTTACGTAAATCGTTTTCAGAAATTTTAATTACATGAATAATTGCTTCCGCATCTTCTAATGAAGTAGCAGAATATGGAACAACTAAATCATCTGCTGGCACAAACTTTGATACTCCTCTTTCTAATAGATCATCATAGTAAACTTTTTTAAATGTTGAACCTGCTAATGGTAAATGAAATAACATCTGATCAAATTCTGGTTCATACTCTTTCATGACATCCATAATTTGGTAATTCATAAAGTCTTTTACTCTTTGTGATTGTTGTTCTTTTGCTTGATCAACATTACCTAAAATTTGTGTTCTAACCGGACCTTCAGCCGGTAATAATTCTTTGTATGCTCCTGCTTGAAACTGTGTAACAGCTTCTGCAAGAACTGGGTGCGTTGCACCTGATGCTCCTTGGAATGGCTCTGATCTATTTTGATAATTAAAACCTAAAAGATCTAAACCTTTTACATAACTATCTTCCCATTCTTTTCTTGATGCTTTGTAGTCTGTGTAATTAGATTGCATCTCAGATCCAATAGGATCTAAAATATCGTCAGGTAATAAATCTGCTAAATTGTCAAAATGATTTTCTGTACCAGGAATTTTTTTCATGCCAGGTTCAAAGTCTAACTCAACTCCGCCATCTTCTAGTTGTGTAACATCAAAAGGTACATCAGACTCAGTACCTTGATCTATAAGATCAACTTCTAATTCTGGTCTCTCAACTTCAACTGCGTTATTTACGTTTGGTAGGGCTTTGTCTATTTCGGCCATTTATTTTTCCTTTTGTAATTGTTTTAACTTGTTTTAAGGGAACTTTCAACCCTTGTGAGCTAGGACCTTTTAAAGGAGGGATTGTCGTTGTCAACTTTTTAATCATTCTCCAAAGTCACTTAAATTATCTTCAAATTTAGTTCCGTCTTTAATAACGTCTTCAGAAATGTCAGCTGACTCATCTACGATATCCCCTGTATACCCACGATCATTTCTTATAAATGCAGTACCTTCGTTATATTCCTCTAGTGTTTTAACAGGTTGACCATTTTTACCCATAATAGTTTCACCGGGTGTAAAACTCATGTAAGTTTCTTCAGTTAAGGGTTGACCATAATGCGTAGCTTCGTCACTCTGTGTAAGTCTTACAACTTCAACTCTACCTGTTGCGATATCTTCTGTTAATTCATAATCCTTGTATTTTATAACTGTTTGTCTTTCTATTAAAGCACCTGTTTGAGTTATGTCAGTACCTAGGTTTTTAATTTTTGCAACTAAGTTTAAAAAATATGCCGGAGTTGTTGGACCAGTGCTTACAACTTTTTCAGCAACTTTTGCAACTTTAGGTAACTCACTTGATATACCTAATAGTTTAGCAAGAGCCACTGTTCCAACTGCACCACTTACTTGTAAAAATTCTCTTCGGTCCATACCTTCAGCTTTAGCTAATGTATCAATCTCTTGTTCTATTAATTTTGTTGTTTCAGCTTTTGATTTATTAATTCCTCTTGCTTTACCAAAAGCTTTTATTAATTTTAAACCTGGAAATATTGGGGCTACTAACTCTGCACCAAGTGACGCTGTTTCTGCAACCTTAACCGGTAGTGATGAACTACCTCGTGCTATCATTTTCTTTTTCTCTTCATTGATAATTGTATCAAGGCCCACTAATTTTTCTGTAGATGTAGGTGTTATATTTTTTAAGAAATTTGTAAATATTGGACCACCCACAAATTTTGCACCTTGTTGTGTTTCACCTGGTACTTCCGTATCATCAACCATGTTACCATAGTTTTCTGTTCGCTCATAAGATGACGGTGTTTTAAATAATGGTTTTCTAAGTAGATCAGAAAACAATTCACCTGTTGCAGGTAATACTCTTGCACCAAACTCACCAATTCTTGATAATGTTTGCACACCTAAGTCTGCAACGTATGGAATGTTTTTATAATCTAATAAATCATTAAATTGTGCAATTTTAGATTTACTATCGTCAAAGGTAGTAGGTGTGTCATCAATTTCGACACTATCAATGTTATTAAATTTAAATTCTAGTTCGTTTAAGAAATCATCGCCCTCAGGCTCATTAGGTCCTCTTGGTGAACCGTTTTCATAATTAATCCTGCCACCATTTGCATAGTTCATAATCTCTTGATCAGGGATCACGCCTCCTACACTAGCTGTCATTCTAGTACCATCATTAGGTGCTTCTACAAATCTTGGTCCAAATTTTTTAAATAGCTCTTGTATTTTTTTCTTAGGTGTTTGTTTAATTATTTCTTTAAGTTTATTTAAATTTTTTTCTTTGAAAATAGACTGTAAAGTTTTAATCATTTTTTTTTTAACATCATCAGTATTTCTTAAATCATAAATAGTAGAAACGTCAGCGGGAATAACACCCGACCACCCTTCAGTCTTAGCAGTCTCTAACATACTCTTTGCAGCTGAAGGATTTTGTTTTACTAAAGTTTTAAAATTAGAAACTGTTTTTCTAGGGTCTCCACCTAGCTTAATTAAAAAAGGTTGTAGTTTTTTTCCATTTTTAGGTACGTCTTTATTAATATCAGCTGCAATAGCTGAAACTTTTTGATTATATATATCTACTTTTGTCAAACCATCTTCATTTTTTTCACTAGCCGTACCCTCAGATAAAGCTTTTCTTATATCTACTAAACTTCGATCTAATCTTTTAGCTTTTACCATATTCATATCATCCATGACCTCGTCACCAGTTTTTGTTAACTGTTGTTGATATACGGAATAACCTGGAGAGCCAAATTTATACGGAACAGTAATAGTAGCTAACTCATCAACTGCAGTCCCTATACCTTTTACATTAAACTCTTCAAAAACTTCTTTACTAACTTTGTTTAGATTTGTTCTAGACTCTTTAAAAAATTGCGATCCCTCTCCAATTTGATCAGCTAACACTCTTTCTTTTCTTGCTCTAGAAAGATTACCAGCGGGGTTACCGAATATATCATTTTCAGCGGCTTTAATAATTTTGTTCATTTCTTTTTTAAATGGTTTTAAATTATCTATTTTTAAATTTTTCATATAAGCTTTTTCTCCCTTAGCGGCTTCCGCCATATGAAACAACGTTCTACCTGCTAGATCCGCATCGTTATTAAAAAAATTTTTAGCTATATATTGAATATTTTTTTTATCTAAAAAAGTTCCATCTTCTAAGAATTTTAAAAAAGGTTTACTATTAGCCAATCTATTAACATTTTTTTCTAAAATAGTTCTTTGATTTGGAAAAATTTTAAATAGTTTTTTTTGTCCAAATGTGTCTGTGACATAATTTTGAATATACTCTCCTCTATCTTTTAAACCAATTTCTTTAGTCATTTCCATAATATTTAATGGTTTATTTTCCGCAACCATTTCATTAATTAGAGTATTTCTGTTTAAAAGATCAGCAGATCGTTTTTTTATACCTTCTTGTCTTTCTGGATTTTTTAAACCTCTATTTAAAATTAATGCAACTTTTTGTCT